CTAGCGTTATTCGATAATGTGACATCAGCCTTCCTCCTTGTCTCTTTCCAATTCCAGGATATCTAGTCCATGCCATAGTTCGAAGTCAAAGTATTCTTTGTCCTGTATTTTCCTGTCCTCCGCATAGTCCAGCCAACTGACATGGCCAGCTTTGTTAGTGTAGTGCCAAAGCCACTCGGCCTCCTCACGGCTCATTATTATCGTCACTTTATCGTCTGGTATCTGGGAGATTTCCATGATTAATCCATCCTCACTAGTTGAGTTGTTTCGTCGTCACGTACACACACGAATGCGTACTGGTACATGAGAACTTCTACACCTGTGCCATCCATGGTCCACTTCACCATAGGGTCCATAGGCGGGTCCTCTGGGTACCTATACTGGCCGTCCTCTGAGACCTCCCCTTTGCCCCCCTCAAGCATGTCCAGCGAAGGGAAGCCGTAGCACTCCTGCATCACGTCCATTACCTCTGTGGCCGTTAGGGGCCCACTCAGCGCAGCCTCCTGTACAAAGTAGGGTATGAGCCCACATGCCGCAAGTAGCTTTTCTTTCTTAATGCCCTCGAATGTGCCGGAAGGGTCTACCTCTGTGGTTACATATCTCATGTTATGTGTTCCTCTCAATGTGTTCTGAATACAGTTTAGCTATAGTACCTTGAAGGTTTAGCAAGTGTCCACACATTTTCCACTCTTTCCCGTCAAATATCCGTAGTGGTTCACATATAGCTACCTCAACGTCCTGTTCTGTATTCGGCTCATCGTGTACTGCCAGTATGGCGTATGCGTGCTTTCCTCCAGCCACTATGGCCTTGCATAGGCCCTCTAGATGCAGACGTTGCCCGAGTGTGAGAGGGGCTCCTCTGCCCTTCATCTCAACAAACACAAAGGTTTTGCCCTGCCAGTCCATCGACACGTCTATGTCGGTTGGGCTACACTTTCCGTACTTCATTCCATCAAAGGCCAGGATTTGTTTAGCCTTTTCTCTGTTACGTATCAGCTCACTTATCATTGTCTCTATTTCCTGTTATATAAATTTATGAGTACATATGTGGTCATGTGTAAATACTTTGTTAATTACTTAATGGTTTAAACAAACTCACATATGTGGTTACAGTATCATATATATTTTTAAAAGTGTACATATGCTGTCTTTATTGTGAAAATAACCAAATCAAGAAGGTACTTTTCTCACATTGGTATAAGTTTCTGTACTACCTGTTTTTTCCATTCCCTTAGGACGTCCTTGCTCGCCGAGGAGCACCTAGCGCATAGGTCTAGGTACTCCCTTGTGGTTTTATCTCTTGACCTTGCCTCGCGGTCGTTCAGTGACTTGTTGCACGCTGTGCATCTCATATCTGTGTCCCCTTGTGTTTTATGTGGCCACGTTTTTGCTTGGCCTTCCTATCAGCGAACGTGTGAGCTAGGGTGTACGTCCTAGCATGTTTCGCTACCAGATTCCGCCTTGTGTCCTCTTTCTTTCTTTTGTGTCCCATGAGGGTAGTACTCCGTCCATTTAGGGTAAAGGTTGTTAATTGCTTCGACTATAATGGCCATATCTTCCTCTGTCCAATAATCAAGCCAATCTGGTCTGTTCTCTTTACTTTTCATCACTCCACCTCCCGCTCGAAATGCTGTTCCTGTGTGGGCAACAGGTCCTCAAACCCCATGCCACGCTCTGCTAGTGCCTTTTTGAGCTTCCGTAGAGCCCTCTGCTCCATTTTACGGGCACCGCTGCGGGTCATACCCATCTCTTGTGCTATCTCCTCATACGTGTGCAGAGGTTCTATATCAAGTAGTTTCATTCGTCTTCGCTCCAAGGTTCAATTGCTTCGTCCATATCTCGGCTGTCTTTTTTCTGCATGTGCCACATTAAAATACCGATTGTGATAGTCACAGGCCACAACAGGACCCCCAAAGCTATCAGAATCGCCGCGTAGACTATCTCTGCTAGTGCTTTCATATCTGCCCACCGTTGGGGCCATCATCCCCACCCATTAGTCCTAGTACCACAATAAGTACAAGTATTCCCACAGGCCAGAAGGCCACACACAGCACCAGTACGGCCGTTATTGCTAGAAAGTTTTTCATCGGTTCACCTCTGTTTCCGTATTACCAGAGGCACAGCCTACTTTGTTTTCCCTCAAAATAACAGCACTATTGGCATTATATATTGCCTGTGCCATTCCTCGAGGAGTCAAAGAGCGTATGTACTTTGTGCGTGCGCCCTTCCCACCTAGCTGTGCGTGCCCAGGAAAAGGGCCTGTTGGTCCTTTCATGTCCTCACGGTCAACCTTTGGCATAACGGCCCCACGCTGGCACCACAAGCCGGTCTTTTTGCTGTACCAGTCTCCGGCAGGGAATATTCCAGGAAATTCAGGGTGCTTGTCGTCGTGTGGTAGTAGGTAGCTAAACTGCCATGGGTGAACGTATCCTGTGGGCTTTTTCCACTGTGTGGCCAATATACTCACAGGGTTTTCTACTATGCTAGGACAAGGCCAAAATTCTACCCGTCTGGCCATACGTACGGCCAACTCTTGACAGTATGGGTTGGCTTTAAGCTTGCGTTCGAAGTGTGCTGCACCACTAACCGCTAGGTCCGTGCAGGGGGCGAATGACAGCACAAAACTAGGTTTATCTAGTCCGAGCTTGTCTAGTGCCGTATTGACCCATAGTGGGGACAATTCACTTTCTAGGCTAATGTTCAGCCTATAGTGCCCTGTGTGGTCCTGTGTGGTCCTGTGTGCTCCGCTGTGGTCTGTGTCGTCATAGTCTACTGACACACAATTAAACTGGCCAGAGTCTAGCCATGGCGCTACAGCGTACGAACTAGAGTTAAACAAGAATAGTATTGTAGGTTTCATTTGTCCCACTCCTCCTGTACGTGTGCCATAGCAACACATAGATTGTCATGTGCCTCCCGTATAGACTCTGTGGTGCCTGTGTCCCATTCTGCGCGTAGTTCACGGCACGCTATTGCGGCGAGTTTTAAAACTAGCTGTATACTGTACGTTTCGGATTCTTGTACGCATTCTGTGTTGTTGTTCATAGTATTAACCCCTTGCAATAATGTTGTTAAATTCATGTACGTTGTGACGTGTGACAAAAAACGATTGTGAGCCCTCTGTGGCACGCTGCGCTTTGTTGCTACCTTTGCGTTTCAAATACCCTATGGTGCCGTCAATGTCTAGCGGTCGCAAGTCTGTGGTGTCAAATGACGCCATGCCCCACGGTATGTAAACGTTGTCCGAGTCTAGGCCTTTTGTGTTGAACGCTACAGCGATATTATGCCCACGCTCAACTGCTTTGCGTAGTGCTGCCTTGCTTTGTGTGCTGTACATACTGGCACTGTACGTCACATGGTAGTTGTTTATAGTGGCACTTTTACGTACTAGCGAGAGTACTTTTGTGTAGTCGTAAAATTCAGACTGTGGCCGCTCTGCTATGATAAGTGTGGTCCAATCTATGTCCGAGGTACCATTGAGGCGAAATAGTGCCGATATACCTGTTTTACGTGCTCTGCGCTCTGCTTTGTCTATTTCGGACAATAGTGTGGCCTTGAATTCATTTGGACGCAGTAGGAATAGTATTGTGCGCTTTGTTGCTGCACGTTGGCCAGTGCTCATGCCCAGTTGACCGGATGATATGAGGCAAGGTTTTTCACAACCGGCCGCTTCTGCACCTAGACACAAGGTTTTTGCCGATACTTTCCCCGCCGGTTGGAGGTACATGATATATGTATCACGTTTGTCTTTGCCCTTTTCAACCTTTTGTGAACTACCAAACAACCGCATTGGTTTATTGAGATACTCTAGGTTCTCTAGTGCCCACGCTCGGGCGGTGTTTGAAAGTAGTGCTGTGTCGCGTACGTCTTGAATTGAAATTGTCATTACTTTGATTCCCGTATAATTACTATTATATCGCCTCTGTACAGTACGCGGGCACTAGTGCTCCCCGCCGCCCACGTACGCACCTTTTTAGATTCTAGGTCTATCACCCCACCCTTGCTAGCCACTACCTTGCGTATCTTTCCTGTGGTGTCCTCTGTGGCGCGTGTGATAGCTATTGTGTCCGTACCTATAGTAACAGTGTACTGTGTGCCAGCGGGCCAGCCTACTGTATTCAGGGATTCGAGGAATACCCGTGCGCCCTTTGTTGTTGTCGCAATAACTGTGGTGGTTTTCATTTTACTGCCCCTGTGTTTGTGCCCACTAGTGTACATATGGACTGTACCAGCGCAGCGTACGATACGGCTACAGTTTGTAGGTGCTCGACGGTACGCATAGCATCGCTGCGTGACATACCCCACTCACGGAGTGTGTCTCTCATGCGCCCTGTGGTGCCCTGTGTGTCTACTACCATGTCACAGGGAAGCATTGCCCACTCTTCACCGGTAGACTCACAATAGAAGTGTGTGTCCTCTATGCTTTCAGGCCGCGTGCCCTGTACTACTGTGTCACCTATGTTGTGGCCATGGTGGGATTCGTTGTTGACTACTGTATACACGTACATGGTGTGTTCCCTGTGGTGATTTGTGTGTGAAGGGCATTATAAGCATCTGTCAATACCTGTGTCAAACAATTAGGTACTGTTCATTTGTACAGTAGTGGGACACAAGTGTGCTACCTATATAGTAGGCGTGTGCATGTGACACCCCACTACCACAACACAGCGCATATGTATACCCAAGTAGTACGCTTGTATACACAACACCACTATGCTAGGAACTATAGATGTACTCCAATGTGGTCCAATGTGGTACCCACACAGGCCCACACTTGTGTCCATCTGTCAACAAAAGAATACAAAAGAATACACAAACATAATAGTATACATACGTGTGCATGTGTGGTACCTATGTGGCATGTGCCCGCACCCCCACCACATAGGTATGCATATGTCAACCCCCTAGTATTTGGTGTACGTTTGTACAGTGTTGACAACCTATGTGGGGGTGTGGTAGGGGTGTGTGGTGCGAAGGGGGCCGGGGGGTTTATGCACTACTTGAATTTTAGGGGTAGGCGCACATAAGTACGAGAAGTCATTTTAGAAAAAAGAGTGAATAATGCCATGTATGCTTATAGGTTACGTGTGTTTACCCAGGTTATAACTAAGGGTTATAAGGGGCTCCAGTGGACAATCAGGGGGACTAAGGTATACGTATGTATAGTTAAGGCATACATTAGGTCTAATTTATGTTATTTTAGGTCTAATTTATGTTATTTTAGTGTAACTAGGACACATTTGGAAGAAAGTGTGGTATTATATGTGTCATATGATACACGCAGTAACCAAATGAGTCCTAAAGATGTTCTTCTTAACCCATTTAATATACTTCCTCTAAATCTGTTACTCTCATATTAATACTTTAACAATTAAACAAACAAGGTAGCATAGCGCCACATAAGTTACCACTTGTGTACCCAATGGGAGAATACACTTATGGAAGAACATACTAAGTTGGTTGATGATGTACTAATTAAAGAACCTCTTATGGATGAAGGGGAGGTACCAGTTAAGGCCCGCATAGGTCGCCCTAAGAAAAGGAATAAGAAAACGGTGATGGGCCGCCCTAAGGGTGAGTCAGGCATTATGAAGGAGTACAGAGAACGTATGCTGAACTCCCCTAAATCAAAGAAGGTACTAGAAAGTATCCTAGACGCAGCACTTGATGATGACCACAAGAACCAAGCTGCCGCATGGAAGATTGTAGTAGACCGTATAATGCCTGTATCTGCCTTTGATAAGTTAGCAGGTACTACCTCACGTAACGCCATTACTGTTAACATAACAGGAGTGGGTGCCCCTGAAGTAAACATCAAGGACATAGAGGGGGAGTACGAAGATACCTCTGACACAGGGGACGACCTGTGAATCTCGACATTAGCCTACTTCCTTGGCAACAAGACGTGTGGGCTGACCAGACTAGGTTTAAGGTAATCGCAGCGGGTCGTAGGTGTGGTAAGTCACGCTATGCGGCCTACAGACTACTCGTGGAGGGACTACAGAGTGACAAAGGACACATCTTCTACGTTGCCCAGACTCAAGGACAGGCTCGAGACGTTATGTGGAGCGTACTCATGGACGTGGGAAAGGATGTTATTAAAACAGCCCACATCAACAATCTCCAGCTTACTCTCATCAATGGAGCAACCATCACACTTAAGGGGTCCGACAGGCCCGACACGATGCGTGGAGTCTCCCTTAAATTCGTAGTACTTGACGAATATGCAGGTATGAAGCCCAGTGTGTGGGAGGAAGTACTTAGACCAGCCCTAGCTGACCAAAAGGGTCACGCTGTGTTTATTGGTACCCCCACAGGAAGAAACCACTTCTGGGAGCTTATGCAGTACGCAGAGCTAAGTGGGGACCCAGACTGGAAGGCTTGGCACCTTACCTCTTTTGATAACCCCCTCCTGGACCCAAAAGAGATTGAAGCAGCTAAGAAGTCCATGTCTTCCTTTGCTTTCAGACAAGAATTCTTAGCCAAATTTGAGGCAAAAGACAGTGAATTATTCAGAGAAGAATGGCTTAGTTTCAGAGAAGAGCCCCTCCGCAAGCCTCTTACAGGAGACTACTACATTGCTTGTGACCTTGCAGGCTTTGAACAGGTCGGAGGGAGTACCCGAAAGTCCCGCCTTGACGAGACGGCTATCGCGGTTGTGTGCGTGGATGGAGAAGGAGATTGGTTCGTCCACGAAATCATACACGGACGATGGGACCTCAACGAAACAGCCAAGAAAATCTTCGATGCAGTGGCAGCATATCGCCCAATAAGTGTAGGGATTGAGAAAGGTATTGCACAACAGGCCGTGATGAGTCCCCTACAGGACCTTCAGAGGCAGAGGAACAGGTACTTTAGAGTAGAGCTTCTATCCCACGGTAACAAAAAGAAAGTAGACAGAGTTGTCTGGGCTCTCCAAGGGCGTATGGAGAACAAGCGAGTAGTTCTTAACAAAGGTGACTGGAATAGCGCCTTCATGGACCAATTGTTCCAATTCCCCTCACCCCTAACCCACGATGACCTAATTGACGCCCTCGCGTATATTGACCAAATGGCAAGTGTAGCTTACGCTTCGGCCATTGATGATATGCAGGGATGGGAACCAACAGACGACCACACAGGATATTAAGCATGGCCAAAGCCCAAATATATGACGCATCAGCTACGGTAGTTGAGGATGAAAACAGCACGCACGACTCTATGCTGGAAACCTCAACGTCCCTAGAAGCATACGTAATCTATAAAACTACAGAATGGGAAAATTTCATTGAATCAAACTTTTACTCACAGTGGGACGAGTACTACCGCCTATGGCGTGGTCTCTGGCAAGGGAGTGACTCCACCCGCACTACCGAGCGTTCCCGTATTGTCACCCCTGCCCTCCAACAGGCAGTTGAGAGCAGTGTTGCTGAAATTGAAGAGGCTACTTTCGGCCATGGCAAGCTCTTTGACATCCGCGATGATTCATCCGACAAAGATGAAGCGGACGTTGCGTACCTACGAACACAACTCGATGAGGACTTTAGAACACAGAAAGTGCGTAAGGCATGTGCCGAAGTGCTTATCAATGCAGCAGTGTACGGCACAGGTGTAGCTGAGATAGTTGTAGAAGAAATTAACGAGATGGCTCCTGCAACAGAGACGGCCATGGAAGGACAGGTGGAGTTGGTTGGAGTATCAACTAAAAAGCGTACAGTAGTACGTATGAAGCCCGTTCAGATGAAGAACTTCAGAATTGACCCTGTGGCAGTAGACATTGACTCCGCACACGGTGTGGCAACAGATGAATTTGTTCCAGCCCACTATGTGGCACAGATGCAGGACGAGGGTGTCTATCTTCCTGGTTATGTAGGCACAGCCTCCTCAGATGAGGACCTTGAGCCGAATAGAGAACTAGAGACCTCCCCTGAGACAGACGGGAAGGTACGCTTACTGAAGTACTATGGTTTAGTTCCTCGACACCTTCTAACCCTCGCCCAAAACGGGCCAGAAGACGAAGAGTACGTAGACCTAGTAGAGCCAGAAGAGCACTCCGGTGATAAAGAGTCGTACTGGGTAGAAGCCATTGTTGTTATAGCTAATGGAGGTACGCTACTTAAGGCAGAAGAAAGTCCGTATATGATGCAGGACCGGCCCATTGTTGCGTTTCAGTGGGATGTCGTACCCGGACTCTTTTGGGGCAGGGGAGTTTGCGAGAAGGGCTACAATTCGCAAAAGGCTCTTGACGCAGAGATTAGAGCTAGAATTGATGCTCTGGCATTAACAATTCACCCAATGCTCGCTATGGACGCTACACGCATCCCTAGAGGACATCAGCCTATCATTAAGCCCGGAAAGATGCTATTAACCAACGGTAATCCTAGAGAGATTCTACATGAGTTTAACTTCGGGAATGTTAACCAAATCACCTTTGCTCAAGCAGCAGAGTTGCAGAAAATGGTACAGCAGTCCACAGGTGCAGTTGACGGAGCCGAGTTTGCCGCAGGAATGGGGTCAAACAATAAAACCGGAGCTACTAGCATGGCGCTCGGGGGAATCATTAAGCGGCAGAAACGTACGCTACTTAACTTCCAAGAGGGTTTTTGGCTCCCTTTTGTAACTAAGGCAGCTTGGCGGTACATGCAGTTTGACCCTGATAACTACCCAATAAACGACTATAAGTTCGTTGTAAGTTCCACTTTGGGGATTATGGCTCGAGAGTACCAAGTAAGTCAGCTTGTTCAGCTCCTGCAAACCACCTCAGACCAATCCCCTATGTACGGGTCCATTGTGACTGCGATAGTGGAAAACATGAACTTGGACAACGCCGAAGAACTCAAGGCTGCTCTTAAGAAGGCATCTGAGCCTAATCCTGAAGAGGAGGCCATGAAACAAGAAATGCACGAAATGGGCATGGAAGAGAAGAGGCAGACCATCGAAGCCATTAAAGCACAGGCAGCAGAGTCTAACGCCCGCGCCAATAAGTACAAGGTGGACGCAGAGCTTGCACCTAGGGAATTAGAGAATGCTCGTATTGATGCAGTCGCTGATGTTCGGGACGGGGTAACTGAGGCCCAGTTCATTAGAAGGCTCCGTATTGCTGAAGTTAAGCTTTCAGAGAAAAAGCTAAATATTCAAGAGAAGGACTTGGAGCACAGACGTGCAGCCTCTTCTCCCCTACCAGCCCCTATATTGGAGTAATACATATGCTAATGCAAGGTGATATGAACAAGGTTATTGAGAGCGTCAACGAGGTCCTCGAGGGGGCCTTTAGGCGCATTGAGGCTTTAGAGGACAAACTCTCAGCCCTAGAGTCTAAAAAACCCACTGTAAAGTCTAAATAAATAACATACTAGAGGACACAAAAGGCCAAAAGTGTGTTAGAATAGAGCCTACTATAATTAAGTAGGTAGAGATATACGTCATTTAAAGGTAATACTCTATGAAAAACTTATTTATACCCCTCTTTGCACTCTTTTTAGTAGGTGCAGGAGCAGTAATAGCAGATACCATCATTAAGAATAACGGACGAGTAATTGAAGTTCACCCCAGTTATCGCGTTGTTGCTGTTCCCCGAAATACACCCAATCAGGTAATAGTCGTAACTAAAGCCGAAGTGCTTCAACTACGCAAACCTGTTCAAGTGGAGCTTAGAGTAGATGCTCCTTGTGTTCCAGCGGGCTCGTTAAGTCTAGGGGGAATCCCCTGCACGCCGCCTCAAGAATGTACACCAGACGGTGCCCTTTCTACCGGCGCACCTCCCTGCTAGCACAACATATCTAGGGTACTTTGTAACCCTCAAAACCTAACCCATGGAGGCAAGCTATGGATTTGGAAAATATGACGGACGAAGACTACTTCGGCCATATGAAGATTATGTTCCACACTGAAGGATGGCAAATCCTGATGGAGGAACTCAAAGTAAACGCACAGGTAATAGGTGACATACAGGACATCCCCACATGGGAGGTTTTGTGTTTTAACAAAGGACAGCTACAGGCTATCGGTAAACTCCTTAACTTCGAAAACACTCTGGCACAAGTTGAGCTAGAGGGAGATGAGGGCTTCGATGAAAGTACTGAATGACTTTACGTGCTCTGAAGGGCACACACATGAACTCTTTTTGGATAACCTTACAACAACAGTCTTATGCCAAGATTGTGGAACAGAGGCCAAGAAGGACCGCGCTGTACCTCGCTTTATTCTCCCTGGAAATGACCCAGCAGGTTTTCCAACCTCAGCGGACAAATGGGTGAAGCAGCGAGAACAGAAGATGCGGCACGAAGCAAAATACAATCCAGAATCCTAGCGGACGGAGTTAAATTATGGCAGCAACGATTATTGAAGAAACAGAAGACAACGTAGAAACCAGTCCTGTACCTACTGATGATAATGCACTCTCACAAGATGCTCTTGTTGAGTCCTTTTCACCGGCAGACACTACAGTCCTTGACACAGCTCCAGAGGATGAGGTTCCCGCTAAGTATAAAGGGAAAAGCATTGTTGAAGTAGTGGCCATGCACCAAGCGGCTGAAAAGCTAATCGGCACGCAAGGTTCAGAGGTAGGTGATTTACGTAAAGTGGTAGATGATTTTATCACGTCACAACCTGTTACTCCTAGTCAACCTTTTGTGGCAGAAGAGCCTATTGACTTCTTCGAAGACCCAGAAAAGGCAGTGAGCAGAGCAATTGACTCTCACCCTGATGTAGTACGTGCCAAACAAGCCTCAGTAGACATGCAGCGGAACTCTAGTGTTTCTCAACTGCAAGCTAAGCATCCTGATATGGAACAAGTCTTGAAAAACCCCGCATTTGTAGAGTGGGTCAAGGGTTCCCCAGTAAGGAGAGAATTGTTTGGAAGAGCCGACCAACAGTACGACTTTGATTCCGCTGATGAACTCATCAGTAACTTTAAAGAGCGTACTGCTGTTGTCCAAGCCACCGTACAAACTGAGACTGCGGCCCGTCAACAGGCTGTAAGACAGGCATCTACAGGGAGTGCCAGTGGTGCTAACACCAGTGGTTCAAAAAGAATCTATCGCCGAGCTGACATAATTAAACTTATGAAAACTGACCCTGACCGCTATGAAGCTATTAATCCTGAGATTATGTTAGCTTACCAAGAGGGAAGGGTTAAGTAACCAACAGGAAACTCTCAAATGTCTAATCCCTTTAATGCAGCACCACAAGTAACCTCGATTCCCGGCGTAGCTGGTAATACAGGCACAGCCGCAACATTCATACCTCAAATCTGGTCCGATGAAGTTATCGCCGAGTATGAAAAATCCTTGGTACTTGCTCCTCTCGTAAAGAAAATGTCTATGCAAGGAAAGAAAGGTGATACTATTCACGTTCCTTCTCCTATCCGTGGCTCTGCCAGCGCAAAGGTTAACAGTACCTCTGTTACTCTGATTGCTGACACTGAACTAGAACTGGTTATCAACATTGACCAGCACTGGGAATACTCACGTATGATTGAAGATATCACTGCCACACAGGCACTGTCTTCTCTCCGTAGATTCTACACCTCTGACGCTGGCTATTCTTTAGCTAAAACAGCGGACACAATCCTTTTCGCCAACGGTAAAAAGTTGGGTAATGGTAACGGTACTAGCTGGGTTCATAGCCAAACGGTTATGCCTGCGGCTTCAACAGGTGCAACTATCCCTTACACCATTGATACAGTAGCAGCGGCTAACGCCTTTACTGACCTTACTCTTCGAGATGCCTTGCAGGTACTTGACGATAATGACGTTCCTATGAACGGACGTTTCTTCGTTATACCACCTAGCCTGTGTAACTCTATTCGTGGTATTGAGCGGTATAACTCTGCTGACTTCGTTAGTGGACAAGGTACGCAGACTGGTAAGATTGGTGACTTGTACGGTGTTGATATTTACGTATCTACTAACGTACCTGTTATTGAAACTGCTGCTGCCAACGCCGCTAACGGTGACGTACGTGGTGCCCTTCTGGCGCACAAAGACGTATACGTCATGGCAGAGCAGGTAGGTGTTCGTTCACAGACTCAGTACAAGCAAGAGTTTTTGAGCACACTGTACACCGCTGACCGTTTGTTCGGTACGCAGTGCTACCGCCCTGAGTCTGGAGTAACTATAGCAGTTGCTAACTAGAGGCTAACCTCTTAAGGCCCTCGCTTCACTAGCCCGCTATGGGCACTGTGCGGCGCTGGGCCTTTTTTACTATTGGAGATAAATAATGTCAACTGTTATCCAGACAAAGCATAGTCTGACTACAACCAATGAGCCAGCAACATTGGCTGACGGTGAGCTGGCTGTTAACCCAGTTGATGGGAAACTATGGGCAGGAAACGGCGGAGTAAACGCTCTTATAGCCTCACCTGTAGTCGAAGGAAACGCCCTAACGCTTGAGGGTGAAAACAAAGCTTACTACTTAAACTCAACCAATCAAAATGCAGGCACTCTTAACGCCGCACGTCTAACAGGCACATATGCAATTTCGGTGTCCGGTAATGCAGCTACAGCTACTTTAGCGACTAACGCCACAACCGCAGCTAATTCCACTTTATTTGATGGAAATAACGCAGCGTACTACCAGAATTCAACCAATCAAACCGCAGGCACCTTGCCTTCAGCTAGGCTGTCAGGCTCGTACAACATAACAGCAGCCACAGCAACAAATGCAGATGATTCTGCTTTACTGGACGGCTCAAACTCTGCTTTTTATCGTAATGCGGGAAACCTGAATGCGGGAACTCTTCCCACAGCCCGCATAAGTGGGTCTTACGCGGGGATTACCACAGTAGGAACTCTTTCTCTTCTACAGGTTACAGGCTCAGCTACTTTTTCTGACTTATCAGGAGTAGGGGACAGAAGTATTGGGGTTAACGCAGCAGGTCGGCTTATAGAGTTGGCTGGAAGTGGTGGAATTGCTCTTACTGACCTAAGTGTAGCTGTTGCTGCCGCAGGTACTCCTAATCTTAGCTACAATAACGCTAATGGAGTGTTTACGTACACACCCCCTGACCTGACCTCCTATGCAACAGCTACTAGCGCCACAGCGTTCAGCAATAAGACAGGCAATATAAGCCAGTGGACGAATGACTCAGGCTACCTTACCGCCTTTACAGAAACAGATACGTTAGACACCGTTACAACCAGAGGAGCCACGACTGCTAACGCTGTAACTGTCGGTAGCCTCACCTCCACAGGGGAAATCACGGCCAATGGTGGTTTGGCATTAGGAGATAACGACAAGGCTACATTTGGCGTCAGTGATGATTTGGAGATATACCATAGTGGTACCAACAGCCACATTACAGACACTGGCACAGGTAATCTGATTATTGGTGGCGCAAATGTTGAAATAACGACTGCGGGAGGTACTAAGTATCTTCAGGGAGCGGCTAACGTACTCAAACTATATCATACTGGCAGCGAGAAACTGCGTACAAGCGCAGCAGGCATTGACGTTACTGGAGATGTAACAGCCACAGGGAATCTAACGTCCAAAGGCATTGATGATAACGCAACAACTACAGCTCTAACCATATCATCAGCATCTGTAATAACAGGTCTATTCACAGGGGTAGGGGTGTCTCAACCAAGTTCAAAGTTTGAGGTAGTCTCTGCGCTTCCAGGGTCTCCTGATGCAAACACAATCTACTTCGTAACGTAGGGAATAAAATGATTACTTTCAATGTAGTTGAGACAAGGTATACAACCAACCCAGATGGGTCGCCTCTGAGGATAACGCTAGTTCTATGGAATGCCACTAAGACTTATGAAAATATCATAGGTACTATTGGGCCACGGGGGACTGTTATTTCTCCTGACTACACTCCTGCTGATATAGCGTACTCCGCAACAACAGAAGATGACCTCGATGCTTGGATACTAGACCTTGAGGATGAGGCAGATATTGAGGCTCAGCTTGATACCGCTATTTCTGACTTAGCAGTACCCCAAAATGGAGAAGGCATTCCTTGGCAAGACTCATACGATGCTTGGGCTATCAATGTGAACTACGTTGTTGGTGACATCCGTATTTATAAGGGTCTTGGGTATGAGGTTATAGAAGCCCATACCTCACAGGCGTTATGGACACCCCCAGCCGCTCCTACACTATGGGAAGACTATGCTCCCCCTGTGCCTGCTCCAGAGTCAATACCTTCAGACTGGTTCCAGCCCACAGCAGAAACTCCTCAGTACCCTGTAGATG